GCCCTTCTTGTTCTAAGAATTTATAATAATCCTCAATAAATTCGATAAAGACAGGGTGATCCCTTCTAACGAACTCTGGTAGCTGTGATGCCACCAAATAGGATGTTTTATTATTGGATGATCCTGAATGTGACATTAGGTTGCTGGTACCATCTTGAGTTGGATTGCCTGGGCATTATTAGTATCGATAGCAAGTAGTCTATTTCTTAGTGGTGGAATAACACTGTTTTCTGGTACCACGTTTACTGTAAGAACATTCTTATCATAGAATGGATTTGTTGCAATCTTCAATGGTGTAAATGCATTTAGTGTAACCTTACCAGTTAGGTAGTTTACGGTGCCAGCATCATTATTGATAATTACTTTTTCACCATTTGTTTTATAGTAGAATGTTCTTAGTGTTCCATATGCTGATCTTAGTTTTACGGACAATGAACACTCTGAACCAATTCCATCGCTAATTGTGGCAGTTGCTCGTGTATAATTCACACCGGGTGTCAATACTTCCACGGTGCGAACACGACCATTGACTACAGTGGCCGATGCCGTAGCACCAGATCCATCACCAGAAATTGTTACAACTGGTGTTTGTGTATAATTGATGCCTGGGTTTATAATTTCAATCGAATCAACACCGGTATAGGACTCAGGAACTTCTTCAAAGAAAATCTCCTGATTAGCACCTTTGGAATCCAGAACTGTAACCTGTGGATATGTATAAAGTTTCTTGGCAAAATCACCTTTTCTTAGCGGTGTATTGAAATTGATATAATATCTGGCATTCACACCAGGTGACAATGGTTTTCTGCTCTGTAAATAGAGTGTCAAGTCAGATGCGGTAATAGATGGATCCGATCTTTCAATATATTGCTGCAATTTAGATTGCTTGAATGTGGACTTGAATGTATAAAGTTCCGTTACGGCATATTCGTAAATGGCATCTTTGACGACATTGAGCAATTCTGTTTCGCTCTTTGTTGTCAGAGTTGGATTATATGTGATATTACCACGAATTAGAATGAATACATATTCAGGATCCACAATTTCAGGAATAACAGTAACGACGTTACGGTCTCTAATTAGAGTGTCCTTGATTCTCTGCTTTTCGAGGTCGGTTAGAACGTAATAACCTCTGGTCTTTAGTGATAGATAAACTTTACCATATACTGGTGGATCATTATCTTCACCACCCCAAACAGACACAGCCTCAATATTAGAATAATCTTTGGTAACCAATGCTTCATAATCACCAGTGGTCACGCAACGGTTCTGAGAGGTATAAACGTATGGTGCTCTGAAACGGATATCTTCGACGGCCTCTTTACTGGTGCCGCCGTATGAACCACTAACTGCGGTTGCTTTGACATTATTTCTGAATAGACCTGCAACTGGTTCGACAAATGTAAATTTACTAACATTATTTGAAATTGAACCAATGGTGTCCAGATATGTCACAGTAATGATATTACCATTGGCAGGTCTCTTACCAATAACATCATCACCGAAATAAATGGTATAATTTAGATTATTATCTTCTTCCAAGAAATATACTGTAGAATTGGCCTGAAGGTCAGTAACGTCAGTTGAAAGGAAATATTCTTTTGTTTCTGTATTAGATGATGATTCCTGCACAGTAACAACTAATGAATCGGTGTCAACGTTTGCTGATGGAATCTGGTATCTACGGGATGCATTATTGGCATTATCAACGGTATACTGGTGAGTCATAACCTCACCTTGCTTTACATATACGTTAGCAAAAGCAAAAGAACCGTTATCTTTATATGCGGTATTAGCATTGATTGTTACGAAAGGAAAGTTTACACCACCAATATCGGCACCGAGCAATCTGGTATATTTGTCTAAGACAATGTAATTTACGTCCTGATTTTCGGTGGGACCTGGAGTAACTTTGATATTCAACTGGGCCACGGCACCGTGTGCGGAATCAGGAACATAACCAATCAATTTGGCATGAGAAAGGATATTCTTACGATCTTGTGCGGTATCCAGAAAGGACTCGTTGGCGATCATATTCATATAAAATGAATTGTAATATGTGTTATAAGCAAGAATGTCCAATAGAACGGACATACCTGAACCTTCAAAGTCATAGTCCTTGAAGGTGTCTTGGCTCTTGAGGTAGGTCTTTAGATTATTCTTGATAGAATTGAAATCTAAGTCTGCAACTCTAAATGAATTATTGGAAGTTGCCATATTACTATCTTATCCTTTCCAGGAACAATGTTGCTGTGGTGTTGATGTTTCTGTTTAGTATCACATATGTTAGTGTGACGTTATAACCGTTATTGTCGATATCTTCTTTGACGGCCACACTTTGTAATTTTACTCTTGGTTCGTAATTATTTATCAATGCTGAAATTGCGTCTTGAATATAAACGGAAGTCAATGGAGTCGCATTTTCGAATAGTAATGCTGTGACATCCGAACCTAATTGAGTATTGAATCTTCTTTCATAGAAATTGGTAAATACCAAGTTACGAACAGACCTCTTGATGGCCTCGGTACCAACCTTCATATTGACATCACCAGTCGTTCTATTGATGGTGAAATCAAGGTCAAGGTCAGAATAATCTGGATCTCTATTGATTAGATTGGCCATTTTAGTCCTTTGCGTTTATATTATTTAGTTTATTTCCACGAGTTGATTTCCGAAGAAGCATCTGGTTCTTCTTGTGGTTGCTGTGCCTTCTGTGCAGAAATCGATGGAGTACCGGCGGCAGATTGAATCTGATCAAATATAAATGATAGTTGACCCATATTAGGCATAGGTATACCCATACCGCCTGCTAAGTTTAGTAGACCTGCAAGAGGTTCAACATTGACATCACCACCAACAACGTGTGTGGTACCTGTCTGTCCACCAACGTGTGTAGTTGCGCCTTCAAAACCTGCGGTACCACCTGATTTCATCTGCATGTCGGCGCCGGCGTTTACTCTTACCTTCTGCCCTGCGTCCACCTGGAAATTACCAGATTGTGCTTGAACATTTACACCACCAGTTGATGCCGTCATACCAATATCTTTATTGGCCTTCATCTGGATTTTATCTTGCTTTGATTCGACGTTGATAGCCTTGGCCGCCTGTGCATGGAAAGCACCTTCTTTGGCCATTAGTGTGACTTCATTAGTACCATCGGAGAACTTGGCATCAAACTTACCTTCTTTAGTCTCCATATGCATATTACCTTTTTCATTCTTGAAGGTCATATCACCCTGATCGGTAACAGATGCATGAATACCTTTACCACCAGCAAAAAAGGCCTTTTGTGTTCTGGATGCCACCATCATATTACCTTCGGAGACTACCGAATGGGCACCCATTGTATTATATGTGGAAGAACCTTCCACTCTCTTATTGATATTCTTGGCCGTAGTGTCCATATTACCACGAATGGATCTATTCATATTCTTAGCGGTAACATTCATATCGCCTAATACGGTCAAATTATAATCTTTATGAACGGTGACGTTATGATTGCCATATACTCTAAGTGATGCATCACCTTTTACTGTAATATCTTGGGCACCTGAAATGGTTACACGATCTTCACCAAATACTACCTCATATTTACCGTTATGAGTGGTTAGTAGCATACCACCATCAGGACGCATTTGAATGCCTGTACCAGAACGGTGCTGTAGTGTTACAGTTTCTTTACCTTCTGAGTCGTCCATAATAAATGTGTGACCAGAACGGGTCTTGTGTGACCAGTAATTAGGATATGCACCGGCACCTTCTGTGCTTCTGGCATCTTTATCAAAGTTTACCGCACGAGGAGTCGTTTTTCTTTCTTCATTAGTATTGAATTGTTCACCGCCGGAGTTATTTACCGATACGGAACCAAATGCGTCAGTCATCTATTACTCCTGATAATATACTTTGTTCAATGGGTCGCCGCCATCAATAACGGCCTGATTTATTTGTTTTTGTTTCTGTGGTTTTTGTTCTTGTGTTAGTTTCTGGTGCATCTTCTTTGCTTCTTGCTCTTGTGACATAGCCAGTCTTTTCCACATATCTTGCAAAGTCTCTGCTGATTTACCAAATAGAGTGCCGAGCATAGATTGAGCACCACCGCCCGAACCAGATCCGCTTCCTGAACCACTACCTGATCCTGATGGTGGTGCGCTGGTTGCACCAGAACCATACGAAACGTTTGACATTGAATTGGCAAAATTCATTTGAGCATTGGCATTAGCATATGTAACGGTGATTGTTCCGTTTACATCGATCTCCTGTAATGCCACACCCCAGGCATTTTCAATTTGAATTTCTACATTCTGCAATTCTTCCGTGCCATGTAGACTGGAATCCCACTGTAGTCTTGACATTACTGCCATGACATCATCAATACTTGAAACATTAGATAATAATTCTACGGCATTTTCCAAATAAACGCCGTAATGCACAACGTTACCAGTTACATATCCAACACCATTATCTGTTTCATGGCCTTGAATTAGAGTTGTTAGACTTTGAATGGCCGCAATCATGGCAGCAGCACGTTCTGGTTCATCAGGATGATTTGCTTTGATATTATCTTGAATATCATCCCAATAACTCTGACCATTTCCTAGACCACCACCAGAATTGTGTGTGTTATTACCGCCACTACCATTCTGTTGAAGGCCTTGTAATAGACCTTGTAATGAACCTACAATACCTTGCAACTGATCAAATATCTGATTTGTCATCATTTGATCATTATGTTGCTTGGCAGTCGGCACCTTGTTTAGTGCAGGTAATCTAAAACCTGCCATATCAAACAAAGCACCGTGACTTGGTAGACCGTCCAATAATGAGAGAGAATGTTTCTCACCCTTTTCTTGGATCTTTCTGATCTTTACACCATTTTCTTCCGACTCTTGGATTTTAGGTGGAACATTTACACCAATATCTTGTTTGAACAGTTCTGCAATTCTACCAGTGAGAAGGTCTTGTCCTCCTCCACCACCACCGCCAGAACCCATATTACCTTTTCTAATAGAGTTGGCGAGACCGAGAATAATACCGCCTGGTTCACCGACATTCTTTAGAACATATACAAGTGAACCTGGATCCATAACACCAGGAAATTGTGAACCGCCAGTTTGTGTTGGGTTGATTGCCATTGGTGAGAATTGCAAATCTTCAAAATTTACTTCGTCACCATGTTCAAGTGGATTGACAATTTTCTGGTTACAAGAATGATCGGGAGCCGGATCATTTATATCACCACCGGCAATAAGACAAGTTTTTACTTGTGTTGT